GCCTGGATCAGTAAGCCTCAACTCTCCATAGATACGCTGCGCTCCTGTCTTATATTTAGCATTGAAGAAATCTCCCTGATCTTTGTAGCTCCATTTAAGTAGGCGCTTTCTGATGTCAGAAGCAGGAGTAAGCACGATGTCTTTAGATAGGTCAAGCTTACCGGTCCAATCGTAATCAGCACCACTGCCCAAATATTCCACCATTGGAATAATCTCTACTGCGTTAGGCATGTTAGGATTAGGCACAAGCACTGCATTAAACATCTTAAGAATGTCGCGTAGGTAATCTATTTGTTTTTGCTCAGGAGCATTGCGAGAGAAACTAACTGTTTGCCCATAAACCTCACCGCTTGCATAAGTAATACCTATTGTACTTCCCGCATTTATTGTTACAGCTTGAGAGCTTCCTGCATGAGCGTAGATATAAACTCTAATTTCATCTCCTATCTCTAAAAGTAAATTAGTAGATGCATTAACTGTGAATGGATTGTTTTGGCTAACTATATAGACGTTACCTCCTTGATCGTAATCAAATTCTGTAGGGCCTACATTCTGTGCAAATGGAATAGGTACTATAGACTCTATACCACCTCTTGTAATTCCTAAAACTATATCGTAATTGTGAACTGAAAAAGCTGAGTAGCCTGTAGTGTTTACGTTAATTTCTAAGCTTACTCCAAAATCACAATAGTAATTAGCTTGAGATGTGTATACGCTACTGGCAAAACTATTAGATGGATCTAATGTTTCTACCCAGTTTATAAGTTGCTTGTAATAAAGCCCGCTATTACCTTGAGTATTTATAGTTACTGCCTGATTAGAATTATAGCGAGCGCTAAATTTAGCTTCATCTGCAGTAACAGTTCCAATCGTTAAAGGATTAGTAACGTAAGGCACGTACATGCCTGTAAGCTCAGTATCTAATGTATCTCCGCTCCATGTAAATCCTGCCTCACTTATTATCTTATCCATTAACCACTTTGCCTGAACAGCAAGAGTTAGCTCTCCAGTATAGATAGGATTAACTGAGCTGAATATCCTTCTGCTGCCTATGGCTGTATCTTCACTCCAATTCTGCCCCTTATCCGTTAGCGTGTAGCAAATAGCGTTATCAAATAAACTACCATCATTAATTAAGTTTACATTCTCATAAGTATTCTCATGGTCTAAATCTGAATAGTCTAATTCTTTAAGCAGCTTATCTCCAATGCTTCGCGCTAAGTCTACAGTCTCACCAAAGAATGCTATTACGAACTCATGCATCTTGCCTTGTTGAGTAATGGCCTGCTTGAATTGTATGTGCCCTTCAGCAATGGGTAAAGTGTCTACTGAAAGAGTAGCCTCTATCTTGCGTAGTACGTTAATCTGTGTAGTGTAATCATTAAGCAGATTCACATTATACTGCTGCCCGAAGAAATCTACGTTAGCCTTCGTTGCAGGTATTCTAAACTCACGCGAGAATGCACCTCTGGTAGTAAACTCAGAGATGCTATTGAAGTTAGATGAATAGCTTATGCTCTCATTCTCGTATAGGTCTACTACTACAGCAGCTCCATTGCTTGCCTTAACTGTTAGAATTACTGATGGCTTCATGCTGTGTAATCGTTGCTAAATTTCAATGTCAATTCTAAGTCTGTTTTTGCGTAGCTGCGAGTCTTAATAGCTGTGTAGTTATTGCTATCTATTACTACTGGTGTAGCGCTTCCATCTGCTCCAATCATGTAGACTGATTCAGAGTAAATAAGATTCTTAAGATATTCAAACTGCCCTTCAGTTAAATAGTCAGTGCGTATACGCATCATCTTCTCAACAAATGGGCTGCGCTCGGTTAACCCTCTATCATAAGTGTTAAAGCCAAATGCTGTAGATTCGTCTGCTGTGCCATAGTTACCTACTACCTTTCTATATCTCTTGCGTTCCACTGAGTAACTTTCCTCAGAGCGCTTAGTAAAGTTGAAGTAATCCCATCCTCCTCTACTATTGGTCCAACCTAATCTAATCTTATCGAATCTGCATTCGTCTGCTGCCTTGAATACTGCTATTGATCGTGCACATGGATTTCCACCTGCATCTCTAAAGTTCAATAGATAGTGATTCCAATCTGCATCTAAACCAAATGCATCATTAATGTTAGCAGGTAATAATGGTAAATGGTTAATAGTGCCTGCCGCTATAGTGCAAGTAATAAAGTTACTTTGTACTGGAGCACCTGATGCATCAAACTGTTGTATTGTTACTTCTGTTATTGCGTTACCGTTTAAACCACTTCCATCATCGGAAGGAACAGTAAGCACTCCATAGTCATCAGCAAAAGCTGTTATACCTATACTCTTATTACCTAAGCTATACTTACTTAACAAGTCATCCATTGCATAAGTATTACGCTTTAGATCACTCATGATATAACTATCACCACTTACAAGAGCAAAGTAAGTAGCAGGATCAGGATTAAAGCCATCGCTAATCTGAAACGCTGCATTGATTAAAGCGCTGCCATCTAATGGATATTCAGTAGCCTGCACAGTGAACACACCAAGCACCTCATAACCTTCCTGAATGATTGTGCTAATGCCTAAAACATTGCGCGATGTAGCTGCATCTTGCACCGTTGTAGATGCAAATAAGGAAGGCACAGCATCGGTGCTATTTACTCCCAAATCCATAGCCTGAGCCACTACAGGATTAAGGTCAAATACTAAAGCGCCATTGATGTTAGGCTGCACGTAAAAGATATTGGTAGTAGTGCCATTGCTCACACTTACTACATAGCGAAAGCCAGGCTGTCCTATGTTTGAAGATGTAGCCACCACGATAAGCTTCTGCTTCAGTGCTGTAAAAACGTATGGCTGCTGATGTATTGTAATTGCCATTATGCAGGTTTAATATTAGTTAGTTTTCTCGTTTGATTTAAGATATAGATGTTCACAGCTTCCCCCATTGCCTCGTTAAGCTGCGCTCCGTATTCAGGTAATGTTTCTAAGTAGGCATCTCTCCAATAGTACAGTGGTGCAATACCTTTCTTCTCAATGCTCTTAGCCATGGCATTAGCCACTCTTAAGCGCTGTGCTTCGTCTCTATTGATTGCTGATTTAGCGAACTTAGTTCTGCGCCCTGTCTCTCCAATGCTGCGTAACTTAATCTTCTTTAGATTCATCCAGTTAAGAATGGCATCCACAGGAGGCTTGGCTGCTCCTGCTGCGAAGCGTGTATCTATGCCTTTGTAGTTACTCTCCTTACCTTGCCTTCCATATTCAACCCACTTAGCATAGTCTGCTGATGAGTTGAAAGCTATAGATGGAGTAGTGCTCGTTACATCTAAATCATAGTAGAGCGAAGCTGCAAGCGTTCCTGTAGTGTTAGCTCTGCGCCTCTTTCCATACCTCGTTTGTTGTATGCGAATGTTAGAGCGTGCACGATCCGTAACGGTCTCACCGAAATCTAAAAGCACATCGTATAGTGCGCCCTGTTCAAACAGCTCAGCAAGTATGCTCATTCTTTATCAGCTTCCTCTTTTATCTTGTTAAAGAATTGGATTAGTGGTAAGCCAAATTTGGTTGGCATCTCTTGGATGAAAGCATCTAACTGCTTTAAGTGTTCCTCTGTTAAGTTCATATTATAAAGATAAAATTGTTACACCTATTGATTTAGCCACGCACTCTGTTACCCACTCGTTGTCCGTTCCCCAACTTGCAAATTCCTCTTCAGTCAAAGTGTAGTTACCATTTGAAAGCACTGTGCCTTCTTCCGTCTTTAATTCGTAGTAAGTTGTGCAAGTTGTTGCGCTTGTTTCGAAGTTCAGAATGAGAACGCTCATTTCTGTTGCTGTTCCTTGATTCAAAGGGAAAGTGATTGGTTGAATTTTAGCCATTGTATTTATATTAAAGTGTTATCCAAGTTGTTCCGTTGTAAACAGAAATTAAATTTAAAGTAGTATCGTAAACCATTAAGCCTGTCGCAGGTGAAGCAATAGCGTTCTTTTGCGTTGTTGTCATTCGCGGAGGAAGGAATCCTTGAGTTGTGCTGTTTACTGCTAATCTTGCAGAAGCAATATCTGTAAATGTACCGCCATTTTGAAGTATCAAGTTACCAGTACCCGCAAACAATACAAGTCGAGCATCTTCAACAGAAGATATTGTAGATAGTATTCTGAAATTTCGTGCCTTTGTAGCGAAGTTATTAGCACTTGCAAATGCTCCAATTTCAAAAAAATCATAACCACCTGTTGGTGTACTTGATAAACCTAATCTTGGCCCACTTCCATTAGCACCGTCAATTGTAAATGTAGAACCATTAACAAAACCTTGTTTAATAGCACCACTTCCCGCTGTATTTGAAGATGAAACAAAATAAGAATATGCTGTGTTATTTACTCTAAGAGTTCCTTGCACATCCAACCTAAACCCTGCGTCTGTCGTTGTGCCGATAAGTATGTTACCATTACCCAACAAACGCATTTTTTCAGTTCTTGACGTTGTGCCGTTTGCAGTTGTTTCAAACGCAAAATAACCACCTGCCGCAGAACCTGTAAAATTCTCAGCTGCAAATCCAATTAAAGCGCAAGGATTGTGAAATCCACTTCCTGTATTGTTCCCACTAAAAATGAAAGCACCCAATCTATCCCCTGCGAGTAAAGCAGAAGGAGAGGCTATTGAACCTCTTGATTTTCTTACTAAAAAAGAACCTGCGTTTGCTGGTGTATTGTTGCAAACAGCAGATTGAATTTCCGCTACTGTTTCGTCAATTACTGTTAATTTACTTGAAGGAGTTGTTGTTCCTATTCCAACATATCCATTGCCTAAGATTCTAACTTTTTCAGCTCTTGTGCTGGTTAAATCTTGTGTTGTTTCAAAAGTTATGTAAGAACCATTTGCTGTTGATGTATAATTTTCACTTGCTGTAAATGTTATAGCTGCTGAATACGAATTAAAACCTGCTCCACCTGTTGTTCTATAACCTCTGCCCAAAATACTAAGCAATCTATCTCCACTTAAAACAGCTGAAGGAGAGCCTTTAGTTCCTCTTAATTTACTTGAAA